AATGCCACGTCACCTGTTACCGTAAGATCGGCAGGCATGGTTATGTTGCCAGATAGCTTGGAGCTAGTGACTGTGTTATCGCTAGGAGCACCTATATTAACTGGGTTCATTACATAAACCGTTACAGTCATATCAGCAGTTACGCCATCGGTCATGCTTAGTGTTGTGCTTGAAATAGTGTAAGTGTCGTTAGCCTGGAATACTCCATCCACAAATACAATCAGATTTGTTTCTCCCGCAGGGGCATCAGATAAAACAAAGTCAACCTGTGGATTACCGCCAACGTCCGCTGCGGTAAATGTGTCTACGGTTAAGTTAGACGACTGAAGGTTAATTAGGTTATCAACAATAACCTCTAAAGCCAGTCCGTTTGATGGAGCAGTATCAAATGTTAATGTGGATCCACTAAATGAAAAAGTGTCATGGTGTTGCATTACACCATTGAGAAATACCATTGCGTTGCTTTCAAGACCAGGATCTATACCTATGTCATAGTCTGTCGCACTTGATGCAGTGGTTGCGTTATATACTGTTTGGTTTGCAGACTTAGCTGCAATGTTTTCTTGTATGTCAGTTAGAAGACCAGCAGTAGCTCTTAGCTCCGCAGCGTCATCTGTTGAGAAGGCTCTAGCCGTTGTGTTATCTACACCACGAACTATGGTAAGGGTGTTGCCACTCCTTGCAGTAACCTTAACAATTTCGTTATTTGTTCCATTATCAAATGTGCAATAGAAATATTCTCCAGCATTTAATACTGGGAATACAGAACCACTAGTAACTGTTGCTGTGGTTGCACTGTTTGATATGTCAGCAGCAAGAGTTGTTCTGGCGTTGTTAGTAAACTTAACAGCCATATTTATAACTCCTTAAAATTAACTTACTGTAACAGTCCAAGTAATAGTCATTGCGTCAGCAGCACCTTTGTTTACAACAGAAAATACTGTTCTACAAAGAAGAGTTCCAGAAGAAGAAGCATTTAATATACCTGCCTCTGTTATAGCTCCTGTTCCTGTGCCTGCCCCAAAAGATGCAACATATTCAACCTCATTAGCTGAAACGGTTGTTGACGTTAAAGTCACTCTTCCTGATTCAGTTCCCAATGCTGTATTGGATGCAGCCGCCGCAGTAGTTCCAGTACCTATTGCCATGTGTGACATAGCTGTAGCAGTAGCGTCCTTCATTCTTGAAGCAACGTATCCTTTTCCAGCAGTAACCACTAGGTTTGGTATTTCTTGCACAACCTCATTATTGATTGCAATGCTTAACTTACCTGTAAGTTTTAATCCATCATTTAACATTTAAATCTCCTAATTTAATACATTAGTGTTGAGTCTAGCATCATTCAATACTAAGCCTTGAGCACCTGTTATTAATGAAATATTAATAGATTCGGTGATGCTTAATGAATCAGATAAACTCTTTGCAAAAGATATCACTTCTGCATCAGATAGTGAAGTGCTATCGGAAGCTATTGATTGTAAGTTAAGGGCAAGACTTTCTGATAAAGAAAGGGAGTCTGTCCTGTTTGTTGTAAAAGATATCTCAGGATCATCCGTAAAAGATATGGAGTCTGATTTTGGAAAGGCTATTGAATAAGCCAACTCATCGGTTACTGTAGTAAAGTTATCTTTGTTTAAAATATTATCCGTTTGTAAAGGATCCTGTGCACTAGCAAGATCGTCCAGCGTTACTGCGTCTGTGAATGCCCTTATATAAGAAACAACCCTATCAAAGGATTCTGATATGGCAACTGAGTCATCCTTATTTATGTCTGTGGCTATGACAGATGTCTCTGATATCGTTACGGTATCCGACTTCGATAATGAAGAATTTAAAACAAGACTCTCTGTTATTGTTGCTATATCTTGCTTACCTAGACCAGATAACAGTGACTGTGTATCAGCGAATGAGAAGTTGTCGGCAAAGTCCCTGAAGTATATCTTAACTATAACAACGTCCTCTGTAAGGCTTATGCTTTCGTCAACGGACTTACTAAGGCTCTTAACTAACTGACTGTCATCAAACGCAAGGCTATCTCCTAGAACTTTAGCAAAATCAAATACTGAGTCCTCTGACATAGATATGACCTGAACCTGTGGCGAGTCATACTGAGAAGAGAAGTAAAGGTTTTTAGTTTCTGCGTCTAAGAAAAGATCTGCGTCAAGACTTACATAGCTTTGTGAGCTGGTTAGATCTACAAATTGTAAAAGGGCAGATGGCTCGCTAGATAGTGATAGAGAGGCTAGTTTCTGTCTTGTGGCTGTAAGATGTAGAGAAGAGTATTCTACTAGTAACTTTATAGCCATTAGTCAAAATCATCTCTCACACTTAATTTTATTAAGTCATTAACAGTTTGTATGTTTCCGCCAGAAGTCGTGTACTCAACCTCTGCCTCAAAGAAACCAGCTTCAGCGAATGTGTCTGCTGGAAATAACATACTAACCTTGCCGTCCGATGCGGCTGTTATCGTTGCTACTATTGTTTTTAGTATTGTAGTAGATCCTATCTTTCTAATTCTTACTCTTACAGTTCCGCCTGTAATATCTATAGGTGCAAAGGTTGATGGATCTTCTTGATCCAGGGTCTTGCCCGATGCAGCCGTATTGCTATCTCTTAATGTAATAGTGAGCTCTGGAAGTGTATCTCCCTTAACTAATTTAATTGTTTCTGAATAAGCCATTATACAAACTCCTGATACTTAATAGTCAGTGGTGCTCCAACGCCGCCGTATTTAGATTTTCTTACTGCAACAGCCTCTGCCTTATCATACATTTTTTTATTAAGATCTGCCGCCTGAACATCAGACCAAGGACTATCTTTCATCATCTGTAATCTATAAAGTGCACCGTGCACAATTGCTTCTTGGTATTCGTTTATTATAATACTTGGAACTGTGGTTGCGGTTGCTGTAGGCTTAAGACTATAGAGTGCATAGAGTTGATAGTTCTTATCTGGTGTTGGTGCAAACAGGATGGTTTCTTGATCCTTCTGACTATAGTATTTAGGTCTTCCCTTTCCATATGCATCAAAAAGAGACGGCGATCCAATCAAGGGCTTTGGTGTAAGTCTTGTTAAACTTTTCTCTGATACCTGTGTGGTTGATTCTCCGAACTCCGAAAAGATATCTATAATGTGATTTAGCTCTGCCCCATTGGGAATATCAAGATCTCCTGACTCGTATTGGTTAATACCATTTACTGTTTGAAAGAGTGTAAGCTCAGATAGATATATATCTGTATTAACACAGAAATCTATTATTGCGTTTCTTAGTTCGTCTATAACAATGAATGAAGGGCAGCTTGGGGCTTCTCTCTTTACCCTAGGTGCTAAAGACTCTATCTTTTTTGCTACTGCCATAAATCACTATTGTGCTGGTGTTGACGGCTTAGGAGTAGATCCTGCGTCAACTTGGTTTTTAATTCCTAAAGACTGTTGGAATAATTGCATATATACGCCTGACTTATTCATGTCGCCAGCATACTCAGTATCTTTTTGATATGCTCTATATAACATGTAGTCAAGTATAGAGTTGGCGTAAACATCGTCCAAGGATATTGTAGTAGCTGTTGTTGTAAAGTTAGCTATCGTTATGTCTGTCGGTGCTGAGCTGTAAACAATATCTATTGTTGCGTCTGATGCTGTTGATCCAGGATAAACATAAAACACTTTTGGATCTAATGGGTCATAAGCATAGTGCTCAACATTAGTTCCTGTGGTTCCATGCCAGTCTTCTATTTGATCGTCCAAAACCCTTCTTTCAATATTAGTAATTGGTTTTGTTGTTGGATTCGTATTCTTATAAATTGATATTAATCTTAATGCTGAACTTGGTAGTGTTTGTTTTGCACTATTTGCTGTTAGAGTAAATGTTTCATTAATTGGATTTGCATCTGGTCTAAATAAAACGACCTCTCTCTGAGCATCATTTAGATAGTTCAACAGAGTTTGTTGGGACCATCTTACGTTAGTAGTATCCTGTAAGATCTCCTCAGCTCTATCAATTAAATCTATTACTTTAACGGTTGCCATTTATAGTCCTAGTGTTTTTATTTCTTCTTCTGTTAGATGCTTTTTGTCATGAACAAACTGCCAGAACTCTGCTCTGTGGCGTGGGTTCCATAGAACAACCTTGCCGTGCTCACTTCTTGATGCTATAGGATCTTTACTTACAGGCTCTTTTTTCTTTGGAGCCTTAACTTCCTTAACATCTTTATTTGCCTCTAATGTAGCTACCTTATCTTCTAAGTCCGCAAGTTTCTCTTTCGGATTTAAAGTAACATTGTGTTCTTCTTTAGCTAATTTTAATAGTTCGTCTTTTGTCATGTGTAGTTCCTTCTTTGATTAACCATAATAAAGATACCATAAATATAAGTGTTCTATCTATTTTTTTCTAAAAAAAAAGGGAGCCGAAACTCCCTTTAAGCAATAGCCAGTATTAAGCAGTTTGTAGCTTAAATTCGCCGATAGCTGTAGGTAGGATAACTTTGTATCCGTATACAGACAAACCTCTAACGCCATCACCGAATGAAGACTCAAGTCTTACAGTTTCAGTGTTAGTCATTTGAGAAGCGTAAGCAACAGCTTTAGGATGCCCATACAAACCAGATGTTACTCCAGATGTTGTGCTTAGGTTGTTAGATACATACATATTGAATCTATCAACTGTACCAATAAAGCCATTTCTTAATGGAGATACATTATCACCAGTTAAGTATGCTTGTCTTAGTTCTGATTGCTTTAACACTGTTGCAACAGCAGGGTTGATGATCATGAATCTTCCATCTTCTGGAATGTTGTTCTCATCAAGCTGTTGACCAGCATCAAGAATATGCCCTAGAACAGTAGAAGATGTAATGTTAGCAGGTGTTCCGTTGATGTCTGTTAAAGACGAACCAGCGGCTACGTTTGCGAACACATCTTGCTCGATAGCGATTTTCATGTTCTGAGCTGCGTCATTAGCTGCTTCGTTCATGAAGTCGATATCTGCTTGTTCTCTTAAGATATCGTCAACTTTAAAAGCATAGCTTTTAGCCTTGTTGATATCTAATTCAATAGTAGATGATGTTACATCACTATATGAAATAGAGCCAGAATAGTCAGCTACTGATACAGCAGGAACTGTTCTGATATTTACTTTATTACCTAACCCTGAGATCTCTCCTTCGTACTCGTTAGTTGTAACTTCAGACAACATGGTCTGAGCATAAAACTTAGCTTGTAACTTCTTTGAGAAGACTTCAGGTATGAAATGATTTTCTCCACTTGCGAAACTAAAACTTCCGCCAGATGTTGAATATGCCATTATAATTACCTCTTTTTAAAAAAATTAATTTAATAGCAACAAACTAACTAGGGCTTCACTCTACCATCGGCATAGGCTTGATCAATTTCTTTCTCATGCTTTCTAAACTGTTTGTCGTTTAGTTTGCCAATTTCAGCAGCGGTCCAAATTCTTTTGTTACTACCTGTATTTTGTTTCCTAGCCTTAGATAAAGTTGGTTCAACATTCTGCTTCGCCTTCTCCACTAATTCCGCTTTGGAAACACTTTTCGGATTCAGACCTAAATCTTTTTTATATTTTGATAAGAGGGATATAACATCCTCAGAATCACCTTCGCTAGCTGCACTCTGCCACATTCTTGATTGTCTTCCTAACCAAAGAGCAAAGTCCTCACTCTCTGATGTAGATTTCCAGTCAGGATGTACATCTGCAATAGCTCCGTAATGTTTCTTATCTGCTTCCTCTCGTTGAGTTTTCAAGACCTCTTCTGTAGCCTGGTTCACTCTTTGATCAACAGACGCGATGCGAGCATCAACATATTGCTGAAGTGGTTTAACAATCTCTGGATAGTCTTTGACTATTTCAGCGAGGTCAACATTCACTTCCTCTTTCTGTCTTTCAATTCGTGTATCGGACTTCATGCTTTCGATAGCTGTTATCTTATTAGACATTTCAGATATCTTGGCTTCAAGTTCTTTCTCTCTCTGGGTAGCCTTGGTCATTCGTGCCTGAGCATTCTTGTACCTTTCTTCCCATTGGTCAGCAGATAGTAAACCCTTATCAGATTTAACATCTTCTTCCTGAACCTCGTGTTCTTCCTGATCAGATGCGTCTTCAGTCTCCTGAGATTCATCGGGTGAAGTTTCTACTAGTTCCTCTTCAATCTCTTCTGGGGTGTCTGTGGTTTCATCTTCTTGAGTAGCTAACCCTTTAGATTCAACTTCAGATTCCGTCTTAGATTCAGCAACTTGCTTCATCATCTCATCAGCTTCGTTTTCAAGCCTTTCAGCGATTAACTCGCCTCTAGTTTTTTCTCTTTCCATTTTCTCGGTCCTCGTGGGTGTGTCGATAAAATTAACTATATATGTTAGGTGTGTCCCTTCGGGATCCTAACGCTTCTATTACCTTCGTGGCAATTGTATCCAAAGATACTATAAATTTTAGGATGTCGCAACGCCCTTGGCTAAAGCGGTAGTCCTCCGTTATTTCCAACTGGTCCCTCTCCATTTGGCGGAGGCGTTCCATTTCCAACATCAGGTCCGCCCACTCCTTCGGCATTTGGGATTTGATTTGCCTGACCGCCTTGCTGGCTGGCAAGGATAGCTTGTTGTAGTGCTTGCTCATCCATTAACTCCTTTTCATTTTTAATTACTTCTTCTGGATCAATATCTAATGACTTAGCTATATCTGTTAAGAGTTTATCTCTCTTAATCATATTAGCGTCCATTGGATTATTAATTAGTGATAAGAACTGTAGTAGTCTTTGTGACTGTACTTCTTTTTGTATTAATGCAGTGGATCCTTTTGCAACAACTCTCATGTCTGACTTGACTAACTCGTTATCATTCCAAGTCATGTTCCAGTCATACAATGATCGAATCATTGGTTTGGTTAAATAGTCGTCAATGTTTTTAATAACGGACTTCAGAACAATGTTTGCATTACTCATTAATATAGATATACCTGTGGCAGTTCTATTTAAAGAGCTCTGTGTCTGTCCGTGTGTGTATGATGGTAACGCGGTGGTTTCATCCGCGAACCTTCTGAATAATTCAATTACTGATACCAGTGCTGGAGAATTGGACTGTGGTTGATAGAATCTAACCATGGGCTGATTCCCATCCCCACCCTCTCTCAAGAATACCCTCCAAGGATATAGATCTGTTGGATCTTCACCTGAAGCCATGATGTCAGTATTAACTTCAACCATAGGACCCGATGATAGAGCTACGTTATCTAAGTATATTCTTGTAGCCGCATTCATTGTAGTCTGCGAATCACGCATCATTCTAGGTACGCCTGTACCCCAGAACGCATGTGGGTTCTTTTCATACGGGAAAATGAAGTAAGGTATGACACCGCCTGGAAGCGGGTTGAGTTGTGCTTTAATTACCTTACCGCCTACAGTCCATACATTAGCACTGTACTCTTGGGATAGATCGGCATCGCCTTCAAACTCTATACCTACCTCTTCAAGATCATGACCGTTTAATGAACCCCAGAACTCTGTAATTTCAAACTTGTTTGTTTCTGTGGATCTATCGTTAACATTAGCTATGTCTCTTCTGTCTTTCTCGTGTTGCTCTTCGTCATGGTTTCCTTCTGGATAATGGTCAAGGCATTCCTCAATCATGTCCTTGTTGAAACCTGGAAAGTCTTTAAGGTCTACGAACTCCTGTCGGGATATAATATGTCTTCTGAATATGTCTCGCATATCGTCCATGGATGTCGCGAAAGGATCTGGGTACAAATCAAATATAGACACAGCCTCCATTTCGGGCATTGGGCTTTCTTCGTATACTAACGCGAAACCTTCTTCTGTCTTAACCCACTTATGGTCTTTCTCAACTCTAAGCGTACCAGCCTTCATTGCACCAGTACCAAAGATAACCTGCTCCATGATTGCATCCTTCATCTTACCCTCTAGGTTTCCTTCGATGGCTTGGTCAAGAATTGCCTCTTCCATGTTCTCTACTCTTCTTTCTGTTTCCTCTGCAAGCTCTGTTTCTAATTCATTAAGTCTTGCTTGGATTAAATCATCAACAAGTCCTGGGTCTACAACCTCAGCAGCCTGCATAATTTCTAACGCGGCTTTCTCGGTGAGTTCTTTTTCTACAAAGGGTTGTTTGGTTATAGGTGTTGCTTCTATTGAAAAGAATTTTTGACCTGGTTGAAATAATAGATCAGTCATTCTTGAGAAGGCTGCAAGTACCTTGGTTCTTGTTAAGCCAACATAGACTTGGGATCTGTCTCCCTTGGATTGGATTTTCGCAAGAACATCAGGATCGTATTGACCCATGAATGCTCGCAAGTCTTCTATCCAATCATCCTCTATATCATCACGGGCATCTTTGTACTCCGTGTATTTGGATTGTAGTATTTGTCCTAGGGAATTTAATTCAGTCTGCTCTTGATCATCTGTATCAACCGCTGCTGAAATCCCCCCTGGTTCTAGTTCGTTTTTTATCTTCATTTAAAAATATTGTTTTTTTGTTCTTTTAAAATTCTGCCTGTGCTTCCTTGGCATGCTGTTCAAACCAAACAAAGCAATTGCGTATGCCATTATTCTATCATCATAACAACCATTCTGTGCATTTGTTATTCCTCTAGCGTCTACCACATAAGTACGTAGCTCGTCTATAAGTTCCATATCAACTATACCACTTTCTCCTTGGCGAAGTAAGTGTGCTAAGTTATCAATAATTAATGGCTTTGTCTTGCTGGTTGTTAAGAAACCTGCACGCCTTGTCATTTTATCAACATAGGCATCGTCAACGGTTTGTTCTACAAATAGATTTGGGTAGTTAAGTTCCTGTGCTTTTCTTATTGTAGTTAGTCCGTGATTGTTTCTTTCAATTAAAGTCCATGCTTTGTTGTAGTAGATTCCAATCTTACAAACAATGCTCGCAAGGTCGAACGGGTCAACGTGCCCACTCCAGGTCGCAACTTGGTTTCCCAAGTGATCTAGTACCTGTATTACCGAGTAGTCGCCATGCTCCAATCCCTCCGCAACATCAACACCAATACAGTATCTTAGAGAATCCTTTGGATTCTCGAAAATTTTTAGGAGCCCCTTCGCGTGGGGGACAAGCTCAGTATCGCGAACATCGTAGCGTTCAACGGGGGTATAGCATTCAACTGCCGCCTGGTCTATGAACTTAGGCTCAACAAATAATCTACCTGTAGTCAGAAACGCCTCTTGCGGGGTAGAGGGATACTCCTGCCTGAACAGGTCTTCGCCGCCAAGCTCCTGTATCTTTAAACGCCTAAACATTATTTGCTCATCGCTAAGATCAAACATACGCTTAATATCTTCTTCTTCGCGTTCTAATTCAAAGTATGGATCAACCTTACGCTTGTAGTCTGGCATCATGTACCAAGGTATAAAACATATTTCCCATTCGCCCTCGCCACGCAAGGATCGCATGCATGCATCGTAGAACCATCCGCCCGCTCCATTCGCGGTAGACTCCAATAATATTTCGGACTCTGCTTCGGGGACTGTTTGTAGCAACCCTGGAATAATATCTGAGTTGGGATAGAAGGCTACCTCAGATCCATGCAAATAGTTTGTTGTCCAGCCACGACCAACCTCTCCCGTTCTCGCGGTCGCAATTCTCCATCGCGAGCCATGGGTAAACGCCATTGAGTTATTTGTATGCTCCTTGAGCTCTGGTGTGACAAGGGGGTTGGGTAAATTATCATAGAAATTACGCACCATTCCGAAAATCGCTTTGGTGGATTCATTAAGATGGGATACTACTACCGCATTTTGGTTTTGTGCAGATACTGTCTTCCAGAAACCTCGTGCCTGGCAGTAGGTCGATATACCCGTTTGACGAGACTTTAAGATGAGAATTCTTACATTGCCTCTTTCCGCATACTGTTTATTAATCTGATCGTCTAGTAATTGTTGTGCAGCATTAAATTCAAAAGAGATTAGCTTTCCCTGTTTATCTATAATTTTTAAACAATGCTTTGCGTAAAGACTGAGATTCGTTTTAAAGGTATTTATAATTTTTTTATATTTTGATTTTTCGATTTCCGTTTGCAAAATTACATACCCCCCATAAGGACAAAGGGATACATGGGTATATATGTATATGAGGTACCTTGTCCAGCACCCCCAGCCCCTATTAATACAGGGTTTCTTGATGTCGACATGTTTTTATTGTAAGGAAGTATCACCTAATTAAGGTGATCCTCTTCTTTGACAAAATCCAACGTATCAAACCAAGAATCCTTCATTGAAAGCTCAACCTTCTGAGCAGAATCGATCATCTGATAATACTTCATGAGGAGCTCTAAAGCCTTTACTCTAGAGCCTGCTGTATGACCGTTGACATCACCAAGGGCTTCCTCTTTGAGACGCTCTATGATGCTGTCATGATCCTTGAGGTTACGTTCCTTGGACTCAGCTAACTCAAATGCAAGCATTTTTTGAACCTCGTCATCGTTCATCAATCTGTGCCCTTGATTATAAGCAGATGCCTCAGAATATCCCGTCCTCTTTGCTGACTCAGTTGCGTTCTTTGTTACTAAGAAGTGCTGTACAAATTCAGCCTTCCTTTGCATTAATGATTTGTCCTTTATGGTCATAATAAATCCTCGTTATGTTTAGCAATAATTTTACACCAATTCAGCAATTCTTTTAAGTCCAAGGTGTACTTCATCATATTACAGGCAAGACAGACAAGTGCTATGTTCTCCTTCACATATCCAACACTGTTATCAACTCTTTCAATAGAGATATTACTAAGGTGCTTTCCTGATCCATCCTTGATATGGGTCATCGTTATTCCTGAGTACTGGCATCTTCCTTCCTGTCTATCGTATAGATCATGTAGGTCTTCTCTCTCTACACTAAAGTCGTGTGTCTTCTTCCTTCTATATGCTAGTTGTCCGTGTAGGTTGTTTATATAAAGATATGGACTATTGCTGATCTTTTTTCTTTTCCCCGCGGAACGGCAGGTTCGACATTCTCTTCTCTTGTAGCCCTTGGCTACCTCATAGTCATCTATATGCTTGTTGATTAAACAAGTCTTGCACGTCCTAGTCTTATGACCAGTCGTATGGTGTTGTGTCTTTGACTTCGATCTCGAACTCTTCAACATCTTTAAGTGTTTCCCTGAATCGTTTCATTGCCACCTTGCTTGACGATACTGCGGTGGTTCCCTTCATTAAGCTCTCGCCTACAAGAAGACATCCGTGTGAGTCCTTCTCAGGGAAGTTGCCTACATGGAATAGTATGTATGTTCTGTCTTCTACGTCTGTGATCTCGAATGTTTCACCAAATCTTTTTGATGTATATGCCTTACATGTATATGTGCCAGTTGGTATACAGCTGACCTCTTTTTTATTTCCCCGCCAAGGACGCTCTGCGATCCAAAAGACCTGATCATCTATTGTTAGTTTGCCAAGAGTTCCATCAGGCAAGTATGCGAATCTCTCCAGCGTTGCGTCCGCTTGATCATTTTTCTTAAAGAACATAAGTAAATATTGCTCCGCCAATTCCCATGATAGAACCAATTGCAACACCACCAATAATTCTTTCAGCCCACTTGGATTGCACGTTATCTCTCATCTGTGATTTCTCAAGAGTCCTTAGTCTGATCTCATGATCTGAAGACTGGCTCAATGATCTTCCAACCCTTTCTTCAAGCACTGGTATGTGCCTTACAAATGAAAGGACCTCTTCCATATGTTTCTCAAGGTTTGCTATACGCATTTCTATTCCTGATGTATCCATTTTTTTCAGATAAAAGTTCTGTTGATGATGAAATAAAGATACAGGATCAAGACAAACATTTCTATAGATCAAAAAAATAATTGCAGAAATTTGTTGACACTACATATAGTATGGCATTAATATGGAATCAATGTTTACAAACAAACAGCCAAAGGAGGCAATTATGACAACATTTAACGTATATCAAATAACAGTAAGCGACGAGGTCTATGACTTTGTTAATACAGATGGTGAGAGCCATACTTCTGCTGGCAAGAAGTACCCTGAGTACAAAGCACATCTTGACACAATGATCTTGGGTTTTGAGGCATGGAGTGATTCCTATTTCAAATATTACAATCATGTTTGTGATGTAAAGATCGAGGGAAATAATATTGAGGATGTTTTTATCGCTCTTAACTCTGACTCTGATGATACAGCATCATCAATTGTGAAGCACGCAAACTATCACAGCTTGAGCGTTGGTGACATTGTTGAAGATGATCTAGGTAACTTTTATTTCTGCGACAGTTATGGCTTCAAGAAGTTTAATAACCCAAGAGTGTTACACGAGGAGGTGATACGCAAAGCAGGCTAACTGATGAGCTCTCAATGAGCGAAACTGCCAGCAATGGCAGTCTTAGTCAAAACAATTACTTAGGAGGTAAATATGACAAAACTAAATACTAAAACTGATGCTCAAGTAACTTGGGAAAAAGAACTGGCTGTTGCTACTAAGATTATGGGTGCCGCTGATAAAACTGACAAGCCTTTAATAGCTGATTTAACTGGCAAGGATGAATTGTACTTAATCAATCATGAGGGATTCTTAAAATATGTTGAGCTCAAAAGATCATTCCATGATCAGGCGGAAGACATGGCTAAATGGATCACTAAAGAGCAGTCCAAGGATTATGGGCTCATCGAACCCTTTGCCTACTTCATGGACAAGGGCTACACCATCAATAAGCCTGACAGGTATGAGTATAGATCAGCGGTCTTCAATGATCTTGCTGATGCTATCAGGAATGGTTCTGAGTACAACATATACGACATAGTTCGTAGCTGGGATATGTACTATCACTCATAGGCTAACTGATGAGACTTGAATAGTCGAAACCTTCTCTTTTCCCCGCGAATCGAGGAGGTCTTAGTCAAACAAACCGTAGGAGGGAATATGACAACATTAACGAAAAAACTAGAACTAATAAACAACAGCACAACGCTTGATCCAACTGCTAAGCATTATGCGGGGCGAACTGCTTTTTATAAAAGCGGACTTGATGGATGGGAGGACTATGACAATATCCTTATGTGGTTTCATAATGAGGTATTTGAATTTGCATATAACAAGCTTGGACTAAGAGGTGTCGATCTTGACTGGGCTTTCATGACCAACTTTACAGCACAAAACATCAATCGTGGAGATGACTGTGTGAGGCACATATATTCTGCTAGATTTACAAGCGAGATTCCATCTGAGCACGCTGAAAGGTTTGAGGGATTCATGGGGGCTTTAGGGCGTCAGGCGATGGATGACTTTCCTCAAAGAAATTATTTTGACTCAGTTTTTATGTCTCAAGGCGATACATATAATAATGGCAAAACTCATACATTTACCTTCAACTTGGAGAGGTCTTGGACAGCTTACTTTGATGGAGAATAGACTAACTGATGAGCTCTGAATGAGCGAAACGCCGTGAGGCGTCTTAGTCAAACAAACCGTAGGAGGAAATATGACAATAGAACTGATAATAAAAAACGTATTTGGAAATGAGTTGGTTTATCCATCTTGTATCCAAGGCAAGATGCTTGCATCTTTCAAGGGAACCAAGACCTTTTCTGATCTTGATCTAAATCTTCTCAAGAAGCTTGGTTACAAGTTTGAGTGGGTTGCATTAAAAAGAGAGGTGTAATTATGGATAGAGATAGACTTACTTACATTTTATTCGCGATCATAATATGTGTGCCAGTGGGATTATCAATGGCACTAGCAATAGCTTTATCTTTTGGAGGTCAATCATAATGGATAACTTCACAGCAGTAGGTATTGCAGAGGGATTTATTCCAGCAGATCATGAGGATCAAGTCAGGGAGGCATGGCAACATTTAGTTGATACTGGTCTTGCTTGGCAACTTCAAGGTTGGTTTGGTAGAACTGCAATGAGTTTAATAGAACAAGGTTTAATAACACAAGGAGGTGAATAATGGACCAATTTAATAACTTAGGAATATTCAATTTAGATGTATTGGATAATCTAAACACGGACCAGCTCAAGGCTCTATCAAGAGTCTTGGATGGTGAATCAACTGAAGAAGATCATGAAACACTAAGGGAGGTGAAATAATGAGTGCGTATTTATGTAATGCAGATCATATAGGTGAGATGAGTAAGTTCTTTGCTAATGGTAGTGTGCCAATGGCTAGTAATGATCTTGTGACTCATGCCTATAACATGGTGACAAAGGAGAAGATTTCTTTTTCTTCCCCGCAAGAGGCGGCTGAGATATTAGCCAGAGAGAATATCAAAAGCTTACAGGCTAGATATCCAGATAGCTGGAAGGGTTTCTTTGCATGGAACCCTGAAGGCGAGGACAACGAGTTTGATGAAAGTATGATCCTACTTTATGTCAATCAATGTCAGTCAAGAACCAAGGGCTACCCCAAGGTAAGCACTAAGGACCTTTACGGCATGATCAAGTGCTATATGTATCAGTCATGCGAGCATGAGGACTGGGTAAAGTCTGATGCTTACTGGTTGACTCAAAGCTTAAAGGATATTGTTTCCAGCAAGCTTATTGGTGATGTTGCTATGTGGGAGTTTAGACCAGAGGAGGTGGCGTAATGATCAAGTTATGTTTAGCCTCAGTATCTGGGGATATGTCAAAACATGGAATGAGTCCTACCAACAAGATTATTCCAATAAATTGGAAAGATAGGCACAGAGTAGCAAAGTTCCTAGACGCACAGAGCAAAAGAGATATTGGACATATGATTTGTTCAGACTTTGGAAGTTCTGTTGTACAGAAAAGACGTGAGAAGTTCTGGAATCTTTTTTATGATCTTAAGGACTCTGGTATTTTTTCTTGTAAGTGGGATGCCAGAACGGTATGGAGAATGGAATACTATCACGAAGATGATCTTCAAGACTATGAACCTTGGGAGGTGGCGTAATGAAACTTTCATTTATAGATGGGCTTTCACACCCCGAGGATCAAAAAGAAATAAAACAAATTCATTCTTTTTTTGAATCTGGTCTTATGGAAAAAAACGAATGGGAGAAAAAATTAACCAATGTTGCACTTCGCAGATCACACATAAAACAACAGCAAAATTTGCAAGAATTAGTTGGTAGAATGTGGAAAGAATTATACGAGGAACAACAAAAAGATTATAAAAGGATGGGATTATGACTTGTTCAGAATGTGGATCAGGATCAAGGGTTGTTGATGTCCGTAAGATCATTGACGGAGAGATCATCAAAAGACGAAGGGAATGCCTGAGATGTAAGAAAAGGTTTACTACTTACGAGGAGGAACACAGAAAGAAAAAATAGATCGAACAAAAATAAAGCGGGGTCCTTACTCCGCTTTTTTGTTTATAAGAGATCAATAGCCCTTGATGAATCCTCAAAGTTTTTCCCAAGAACAGACCACTCATCGTCACCAGATATTCTATAAATCCATCCAGTCAACTTATGTCTTTTGCCGTAGGGGTTTGTTGGAATCCATCGAAGAGAAACTCTATCGAATCCTTTTTCCTTAAATAGATTAATGAGTTCTTCTTTTTTGCTCATTGCTAAAGTACCAGTCCCAATACTCTTCATAAATTTCTCTAAATTCTTTTAGTGTTGGAATAATTAAATGTGGGGTTTCTTTAAACGAGGAGACATATACCCTGTAGGCAGTATGTAATTCCTGTTCGCTATATAAGATCACACCTATTATGATAAACGAAATTGTAAATTAATTCATCTAAGATATATTTTAGGGACTTTTTTTCTTTCCGCCTTTGCCTGCCCATAATACTTTTCTCGCCCAGTGGTTTGCAGAGAACTTATCATCCTTCGTAAGCCCACCAGATTTGTTCTTGATTCCTGCGGATCGTTTAAGATAGTTGTCCCTAGCTTTGCTAGAGTAATTATGACCATAGTCTTTATGACCAAATCTGACGACCTTAATTTCATTACCCTTTTTAGCAAGAACCTCCATCTTGTGTTTGCTTGACCCACTGTTTCTTTTTGGCTTGTTAAACCCAGGGTACTTCTTACCCCTGTAAACGACTCCGTTTGAAACTCTTTTAGTATCTTTTACTGTAGCCATTATCTTTTCCTACCCTTGTGCAATCCGTGTTTGGCATGTTGTTTACCCTTTGCGGTTGCCTTCCTCTTAACTGTGTTAGCCTTGGACAATTTCTTTCTGCCCTTTGCTGTAGACTTTAACTTAGCAATGGTCTTAGCTGGAGCATAAACCTCTCCAGTCTTGCTAGATTTTTTACCACTAGCCGTTCTCCATTTTTGTTTTGTCCATTTGATTAAAGACTTTTGTGTTTTCTTTAACGGCATAACTTATTTCTTTTTGGCGTTAGCCTTGCGTCTTACCCTTGAGACTCTTCTCTTGGGTTTAGGTTTTTGCATTAAGTGTTGTTCTTGCCTGTTAAGGCTCCACTCAATAAACCTGTCAAATAATTTACCAATCATTTTTTATATCCTCCGCCCTTTGCTCGATACATTTTTGCTAACATTTGGGCTTTTCTTGCTGACCACTGACCAGCTCTACCACCTTTTGATCCTGCCTTTATACGATTAAACAGGTTCTTACGCATGGTTGGTTTCGTATAGTTACCAGCAGAGTTGACTGTGGATTTCTTTTTAGAAGCCATTACGCTTTTTTCTTAGTCTTCTTTTTACCTTTTAACATGCTTTTGATTTTAGACATTCTTTTTGCTTTTGGCGGTCTGCCTCTTGTACTTCCGTATGTTCCTTTTCCTTGTGGCATAATTATTTCCTTTTAAATTTTCTAACTACTTTATTATAGACCATTCCCTTCATACTCTTAAGTGATCTGGTATGATCTGGTAATTCTTCCCATGCTTCCTTTCTTTTTTCCCGAGTCGAAAGCCTTGCAATAGTATTGCAGACTCCCATCTGCATAGATAAAAGATACAACAAATCATAAAACTTTTCATCTACATCTTCTAAATATTTTATTCTATCCGCCTGTGATGGCATGTTGGCAATCTTGTGTGCATAACTCAGTAAATCTATATCTCCAAATTCTGTGAGGTGCTTCACTTCTTGTTTTGCATGTCGTGGTTATACAATGCAAAGAACCCATAATGAATTACTTTAAGTATGTCAGCCCTGTTCTTGCCTTCTTTTTTTCCATAGCGTTGTGCATATTTCATCACGTTGCCCATACAGAAGCCCTCTCCATGACCACTGTCCATGATAAATTCTGTAGCCTGAAACTTGTTTAAGGAGTAATGTTGCTCATACGTTTTATCTACATACTTTGCAAATTCGTTAATTAGTTCGCCTTCGTTGTACTTATAGTTTATTTTTTCTTTTTTTCTTTTTGGCATTTATCTTCCTTATTTTTTTTATTAAAAATCTTGTCCCAGTTTTCTGAATATAGTTTTTCGTTAGAGTTTCTTCTTACAGAACCCTTGCCTCCTTTCCACTCTCCATGATTACTCATATTTAGCCTCTTTTTTTTGGTGATATACAATAACCAAGGCATCACATTTAGGGCAAGATAGATTGGTTACAATTTCATAGTCTTCATTATCATAATCTTCGCCTGTATGATCCCCGCCCCATATTAATTGTTCGTTACATTGCCAACACTTCATATTATTCTCCCTTGCTCTTAATTAAATTCTTTAGTTTCTTCAAAAGATCAGTTTGCTTTCCATATCTTCTCTCAAACTCTCTCTTGAAAGGATGTCGTGAAACATAAAGATCATTGTTAATGCCCTCTCTATGATGCCTGTAACATAAACCAAGTGTCATAAGATGTGCCTGTGGTTTTGTTTTTCCATCTATATGATGAACCTCTGCTGGTGAGTAGCAGTCATAGAAAAGATGGCACACTATACATCCAAAGTTAGATATAGAATCCATCCAATCCCGCTCTTCTTTATTTGGCGATCTGCCCTGCATACTTCTTCAATAACATTTTGTTGTTAGCCTTTATGTAGTCCTCAAAACTAACTTCTTTTTCGTTATGTCTTCTTCTTTCTGATCTGCATTCCTCATGCATCATTCTACAAAAGCTTTTAAAATTATCATGCTCCATATCTGTTCCTCTCTACTCTTAAGTTTGCCATTTTGGTTCTCCACTCTTCAAACTGCATGTCTACCGCCAGTTTCTCTGTTTGTAATGCGTCAAGTGATGCCTTAGCCACCGCAACTTTCATTGATGCCTGTGCATATTCGTCAGTTGCTTCTGCTTTAGATTTCTGTGAGTTATAACTTCTCTCACCGTCTTCCTTGGCAATACATAGCTCTCTCCAGAATACTCTTTTAAGACCAACGTCCGCCTTCAATACGTTTACTCTAGCCTCTGATATTTTTGGTATTATATCTCTTAGCTGTTGATGAAAATTTTCAGATGATTCCATATTCTTCTCTTCTCCCGAATGCAACGTCTTCTGGGTCTACGAATTTAGACATAGCCCCATCAAAACTTAATTCAAATGTTCCTGTTTCTCCCATTCTATTTTTCTTGATTATTATTTCAGAGTTCCCTGTTTCCAGAGCATCGTAATAATCTTCTCTGTATAACATTATAACCATATCCGCATCTTGTTCTATAGAGCCAGAATCACGCAGATCGGAAAGCACTGGTCTTTTGTCTGGTCTTGATTCCACTCCTCTGTTCAGCTGTGATAAAGATATAACTGGGCATCCTATTTCTTTTGCTAGACCCTTTAAAAGGTTTGATATGTAGGTCATTGATGCTGTCCTGTTATCAGATGTACTGGGTGCCTTGCTGGAGGTCATAAGTAGCTGTAAGTAGTCCACAACTATTAGATCAATGTCTTTAACAGCCTGAATTGCCTTTGTTTTATTGACCAAGGTTTCAATTGTTATTGGGGACTTGTCATAAATATATAAATCACACTTAGATAGTCTTTCTTTTGATCTTTCAAAATTTTTCCAATCAGAGCTTGTAAGCTCTCCGCTCAACATCTTGTCTGTTGATATACCAGACTCTGAGCTTATGATCTTTTTTACCAACTGTTCGTTGGTCATTTCCAAACTAAAGATTAGAACATTCTTGCCGTTATATATATTGTTCGATGCAATATTTAGAGCCCATGTAGTCTTTCCCATTCCTGGTCTTCCAGCAACAATAATTAAATCACCAGGCTTGAAACCTCTGATCTTCGAGTCTATACCTTGGAAACCAGTTTTGACAATGTTCTGTGACTCAGTTCCAGCGTTCATTAGTTCCGCATGCACCGTCTCAAGAATATCTCTTGCTTCCTTGGGTGCACCAGAATTTTTGGTTATTTTATTTTCAATAAGTAGTTGATTAACCCTATCTACTTTTTCGTCTATGCTGGTTTTCTCTTCAACAATTTCTGGTATTTCTCTTGCGAGCTTAAGTAGTTTGTTGTTTGCTGTTTTGGAATGCATAAGTTTAAGCCAACTGCCAAATCCAGCTGGACTGACACAGTGTGCTGTTGCCTCCTGCACCTCTTTAAATGCGTAGTCATCTTTCAGGTTGCTTCTTATTGTTACTATGTCGTTTGCGTTCTTGTCGATCATGATCTCATATGCCTGCCTATAAGATAAGAACTCAAAGTCCTCTGGTAGCAACCCCTTCTCCTGTGCCTCCTGAAACTTTCCATAGTCCAATATCATGGACCCAATTGTGTTTGCCTCTAATTCATAAATATTATCCATATCGCCTCTCTATAATTGATTCAAATTGATTTACACTTAACATCGTTACCAGTTGTGGCTTCTTACTCCAGTAAGATCTAATCCACTTTTTATGACCTTCTGAGTTTGCCACTTCAAAATATTTATACCAGAACTCCTCTAGCGTTAGATCAATAACAATACCAGTCTTTGGTGAGATGATTCCTTTTCTCCCCAGCTCACGCAGTTCCTTCCATCTAGGTTCTGCCTTAAAAGCATTTGCACTATGCACATAAAATACCTTGTCGCACTGCTCTTTAAAAATTTCATTAATTCTATTCAACTCAAGTATATATTTCTTTTTAGTATTACCTTTAGTATTGTAGTCACCTCCCGCCCGTGGGTAGTCACCTCCCGCCCATACATTTAATTTGTAAAGATTGCTTGTATTGTTTCTTTTTTCCCAGTCCACATAACCAATATCTTTAAGTGCTTTTAAGTTGCTTTTGATTGCGGTCAACGACAGATTTGTTAGCTCTGTAAGTTTTTTATGTGATGGGTATGACTGTCCAAACTCGTCTGAGTAGTTTGCCAAGACTATTAATATAAGTTTCTGGGTGGGTTTAACCTCCACCTTCAAGACTTTAGTGATGTATTCTAATGACATATTTTCCCTCGTAAGATCACATTAAAACACAAGAATATAATTATTGTAAATACTTGATTTAATATATTATAAAGAATACAATCATTCCAAGGAGAAATAATTATGGCAAAAGAAAAAATATACGAGGCGTTGCAAAACGTACAAACTTACATGATGCACAACCCAATAGCAAAAGAGGGTGTCAATAACTATCAGAAATATAAATACAGAGGTATCGATCAGATCATTCAGTCTTTTTCAAAACCACTGTATGAAAATAAAATACTTACAATAGTTCAACCAGACTTAAATGTATCTACAAAATTTATTGATGGCAAAAATACTCTTACTAGAGTTGTTGGAACCTTAAGGTTTTTGTGTACTGAAGATGGTTCATATGTAGATAGATCATATGTTGGTCACAGCCTATCACAGCAAGCCAAAGATCTTGAGGCGGCAAGATCATTTGCATATCGAAACGCTTTGCTGGAAACATTCTGCGTTCCTTTTGAAGGAGTTGTTGAGCCAGAGCTTGAGGGAGTGGATGAAAATTCAAAACCAGAGAATGATCAACAAGAAATATCAATGATAGATGAGTTTAAAAAAGAACTTAAAAAAGTTAAAACAAAAGAAGAAGCACTAAAACTTTTCCAACAGTATGACAAAGTTGCAGATCTTAGTAACGATAAAGAAACCAGAGTTCAACTTAATCTTTTATACAGCAAGGTAATTAAGTAATGGCTAAAATAAAACAAGGCACACCTGAGTGGCATGAGCAAAGAGCAAACAGAATTACTGGCACAAGAATATGTAAGACAGCTAAGGAATGTATTTGGACCAAGGGTGATCAATGGGAGTCTTTGGGAAGAGATATGTACAGAGAGGCTAACAAATTAACTCAAGATCCTTTTAATCAATTTGCCATGTATGCAATGAAGCATGGCACAGACAGCGAGCCACTAGCCTTAGCAACACTATCAGAAATGGGCTACAAGATAACCCAACCCTCTTTTGTTATACACCCTAAACATGACTGGATGGGTATATCTCCAGACGGTATTATAGTTCAGGGAAGGGATGGCAAGGTTTCAGCCGTAGAGGTTAAATGCCCACAGGGAAAACCATGCACCAATGTTAAAGAACAAAAAATAAACTATTGGCACCAAATGCAAATGGCTATGGAATGCATGGACATAGATGAAATGCTTTTCTTTCAATGGTATAGCAATGATGAGCACTACCAAGAATGGATTGAAAGAGATATGTCTTGGGCAGAAACATACATACCAAAAGCAGAAGAGTTTATGGTCTGGTATAACGAAAAAAGGATAGACCCAAATTATATTGAAAGGTGGACTCAAGACAAAGAAGAGCCTGGAATAAATTATAAGTCAGTTGATGATGAAGATGATACGTCTGAATTAGCATCTGTTTTAAAAGAACTGAAGGAGCTCAAGGACAAAATCTCAATCCTAGATGAAAGGAAAAAGATATTGTCTGCTGTGTTGATAGCAAAACACGGTGGAGCATTTAGTACCTCACAAGTGAAATGTCATATGACACAAGCAAGAGGGAGAATAAACTATGCCAGACTGGTAAAGGATCAAGAGATACCCGTGGATGTAATGGAAAGTTACAGATCTGAGGGCGACTCTAGGTTTTACACCAAACTACTGGAGGAATAAAATGGCTAATGAAAAAAAATCAATTAGCTCAAGAATCGACAGCGATATATACGATAAGCTTGTAAAAGTTAGCAAGATAGAAGGTCATAGATTTAATGATCGGAAGGTTGCTTATATTGTAAATAAAGTTCTAGAGGACTGGTCTAAAAAGGAGAAATAAATGAAACAGTATGACAATAGTAATCGTGGATCTATTTGGAAAAACGATAAAAAAGAAAAAGAAACACAACCAGATTATACTGGGGGTATAAATATTGAGGGCAAAGAATACTTTCTAAATGGTTGGGCAAGAAAACCAGGTGCAAATCCAAAAGCTCCCGTAATGAGTTTTAGTGTAATGCCAAAAACAGAGGGTTATGGAGCATCAGCACCAGCACCAAAGTCTGAAGAAGTTTTCCCTTCTGGGATTACAGAAGACGATTTACCATTCTAAGGAGCAACCATGGAAAATAAAGAAAAGCCAACAATAACAGTAAAGGTAGATGAAGAGGTAAGATCTTATAACATAGAAGACTTATCTGAAGAGGCTAACAGAGCTGTTGCGGCACAACAGTTTTATCAACAAACAATACAGCCACTTCTAGGAGAACTCGTAAGACTTATCCAAGTGGGTGCTGAAGTTGAGAGAACTAACCTTACTTCATACCTACCAGAAACCTACAAGGTTATTGAGCAAAAAGAAGTGAAGGATAAAGAAGAGTCCTAATGACTGACGATATAGACAAGGGTCTTTCAAATTTTGAGAGACTCTCGGCTATTCTAGGAAAGAGATCCCTGTCTGGATCTCCGTGTACTGGTGGTGTTTGCACTACAACCCTTGGGGATCAAAGATGTAAGACGTGCGGAAGGTATGAGGATGAAATCCTTGAGTGGAATGAGCTATCAGAGGTTGTTAGAAAGGGAATAAATATGAAGAACATTTCTCAGGGCTATGAAATAAGACAAACCTTTACAAGCAAACCAAAAGACGAAGAAGAATGACATCATCAGATGCTTTTAAAAAAGATCTGGCGGTTGGGCATGAGATAGAAAACAAAATATTAAACTCTTTAAGAAACAAATATCCATCGGCTGTTCTTGTTCCTGGAAAGTTTAAACCCTACGACATATTTGTACCAGAAAAAAACCTTAAGATAGAAGTTAAGGTTGACTACAAAAGCCAAGAGACTGGCAACATTCTTATTGAACTATTTATGTTTAATAAACCATCAGCACTTCTTACTACCGAAGCAGACTTCTGGATCATAGAAACTGGAAAACAAATGCTTTGGATAACGCCATTAAAGATTATTGAATGCATTATGATTAATAACATAAAGTCTCAATCAATCCTTGGTAGGGGAGATGATCAAGAAAAGATAGCATGCCTAGTCCCTGTAGAAATCTTTAAAAGATACACAATTTGACAATCATGAATTAATAAATTACAATGTTTACATTATTAATTAAATAGGGAGATAATATGGACATATATCCAAACGCATTACTGGTCTTTAATGAAGAGACTAAACACGGAACTGTTGAGTGGAGGTGCAAAACAGAGGGGGAACCATCACCAGCATACAAGTCCTTGAACTATAATTGGTGGACCCCAAAGAAGTCAGACTTTCAAATACTAACAAAACTTGATACATCAAAAAGGCAAGAGGCAAAAGATGAGATCTGGGGCAACATGCAAGAAGAGATACAGTATTTTAAAAGGTTGTATAAACTACATAGGGATAACAAGAAGGCGGCAAAAAATGAAGCATGACACTTTGGTTATAATTTCTGTAATGGGTATGCTTTTATGTGCTGCACTACTGGTTTTGTTAAATGGATAACATAACAAGAAGGTGCGTTGCTTTAAACGAAGCAAAGAAAAGAGCTAGGGATCCAGAGTTTAAAAAACTTTGGGCTTTGAAACTAAAAGAATTATTAAATGGACCAAGAAGGATTCAAAATGAATACATGGAAAGAAGCCGTTACTGAATACTACAGGTTTAATAAGATGGGTAAGAATGACTTTACCTATCGCAAGTATTTTGATCCACTCTTTGATGGAGTTGATCTTAAGGATATTACTAAAGAACATATCGTGAAGGCGAGATCGGGAATAAAGAAAAGTCCTGGTACCGTTAACAGATATTTAAACTACTTCAGGGCTGTGCTTATGTACGCCTACGAAGAGTTAGGGTGGTTGGATACCAAGCCCATAATCAAAAGAGTGAAGGAAGATTCTAAAAGAATTAAGTACTTTACCATTGATGATATAAAAAGACTGCAAAGGGAGCTCCCCTCTCACTTGCAAAAGCCTTTTATATTTAGCCTCCTAACTGGGGTGAGGATGTCCAACTGCTTTAATCTTAAATGGGATGACATAAAAAAAGACCAGATAGCTATAGATGGTAGTGAAACAAAGAACGGAAAGAGCCTTTGCGTTCCATTAAACAATAAGTGCAGAGAGCTCCTAGGATCGATTAAACAACAGGGTCCTTATGTTTTCACCTACTCGGGAAGAAAAATGAACAGGGCTTCTAACACTGGCTGGTATAACGCATTAAAGAAGTCCAACCTAGAAGGTTTTAGGTGGCATGATATAAGGCATACTTGGGCTACTCACCATGTGCAGAACGGAACACCGCTTCACACATTACAACATCTTGGTGGTTGGTCAGACTTTAACATCGTCAACAGGTATGCACATCTGTCAAAAGATTATTTGAGCGATGCTTGTGAGGTAAGTAATACTCTGATATCTTAGTTTTACAGCGGGGTTAATAATCTTTGTCATATTTCCCCCTACTAGTATATGTACTTATTAGTCCCGCTTCTTTTTCTTTTTCTCAATTTTATCTAAACCATCTTGTAGGATCTTGTTATATTTGAGATGTATTTTATGTTTATCTTCATCTATTTGGTCTGACAGCATTGAATATTTTGCATAGTTTTTATCTCGTAGATTTAATATTGTCTTTTCTCTTTCGCCTAATTTTCTAAGCTCTTTATCTGCGTTCTTCACAACATTATTTAGTTTTAAGTATTCTCTATCAAATCCAGTTCTTTCTATGTATTCTCTTCTTGCTGTCTTGTCTCTGTCCTTTGTATAGTTTAAGAACTCACCAGCCTTTTGAACAACAAGATCTTTCTTTTTATAAAAGTTGCTTGCGTCAACATAGTCCATAGGGTCTGCTGTTAGGACTCTAACGAATGGAACCTCGTTTAGTTCTATACTTTCGTTTGATCCCTTTGTAAGGTTGTTGTATACCTTTCCTGATATTGATGCTGTTCTTTCAGCCATTGTATACATACCACCGAGATAGGACTGCAAGTAGAACTTCATTTTATCTGGGCTCCAGTCAGCCATTCCTTTATCGAACTTACCGCCACCAGTAGCACTGTTAACCATCATTGTAAACTCTCTATAGAACTCATTGGTGTTTCTAAGCTTTCTTGATGATTGCGGGACTTCTGCGGTTCCTGGAAACTGTTCTTTATAAACTGGTGCACCTGTCCATTTTTCATTTACCCTAGATTCATACAATGGCTTAGCTACTGATGGGACAATTGTTTTTATAAGGTCTATCCCTTGATCTTGAGAATAACCTATACCCACTGGGGAGAATGCTCCAGATATTATTCCAGCCATATCCTTGCCCATTTCTACTGGCGTTCTTTTTTGGTATCCAAGTATTGGCTTACTTGCTATCTCGGTTCCCATTCTTCCTAGGTTATAGAATATGTTATACCCATACGGCAAAGGAATAGCTAAAGCAAATGGCTTACCATTAACGGTATATCTTCTGCTGTATTTATTAAATTTGACTTCGCCATCCTGAAACTTTACGCCAGGTATCGGAATAACCATAAATCTTTCTTTTTCGTGATCTGGTATCTTGTCAATAAGGAGTTTTCCATCTTCGTCCTCATCTGATACTAACATTGAGTACATCTGCACAAGTGCACCAAGACCAGTAAGACCGCCGATTATATTTTTTGCAGACTTTGAAACTCCACTCCAAACAATTTTCCCATCCTCAAATCCTATTGGGTTCATTCCTCTAAACATGTTTACAGAACCCTGAACAGATGCGTTTGCAAAAATATAAAATGCGTTAACTATAGGTCCAAGTTTTCCAGATCTATTAAAGTTTATAGTTAGGTTCTTTGCCAAAACTGCGGCATCATCGAAGTCTTGTTTGGATGCTTTCTTTGTACCGCCAGCGGCATTAATGTATTCTTTAAAGACAGCAAACCTCGCAGTATTTTCAATAGCATTGTTTATGTTCTCAACCATTTTAAATGTTGAATTATAAACCTTCTTAGCATTTACCTTTCCCTTTCCAGAGTGAACCAAAGAAAGCTCTTCCATGGCTTTTGCTATTTGATCTATGTCTTTGGCATTCACATACCCAGTCTGACCTCCAAACTTCTGGAACGCATCAAAGAGTGCGAATGTTTCTGGATCTTTTTTTTGTAGGCTTTTGGTTACATAGCCATCCTTAAGTTGCCTCATTGTCTTGGCTATATTGTTTGGCTTGAACGCCTTTGCTAGATCTAGGTTCTGTGCTCGCCCGCCCTCTATCTCTTGTTCTTTTAATAGATTGAAGTATCCAGTCTGGTAATCTCTAAAGAAGTTTCCAACAATAAATTCTGGAGCAAGGGATGTATATAGGCTGGACAGCGTTCCTGTTAGCCCTCTCATAACGCCAATTGACCAATGCATGCTGTTATTTCCCCAAGCATCTAATCCCTTCGCCAGTCTCTCGTCTCTTATAACAATAAACTTTTGTTTGCCGTCTTCTTTAAATCCTATCTTAGATTCTTTGCCATCCCACTCGTGCGGTCTTTCGTTTCTTTTTACACCCCTAACTTGCCATAGCTTCTTATCTGGGAATGTATTAACAAGCTCAGCTAAGGATTTGTCTATGAAGTTCTTTTCCCCCCGAACCACAGCCGACTGCCTTCTTATAACAGCCTGTTCTAGAGGTGGTCCTGACTCAGAAGTCCTTCCCTTAGCCTCCATTACCTCTCTTCCAAAGACACTTATTCCACCGCCAGTCGCTCTTGGTGAGTTATCTTCAATAGTTTCAACAGAGAACCCAACCAGTGGTACATAGTATCTATATGAGCTATCCCAGTCCTCTAGGGTTTGCTCGTCTACAAGATCCTGATCTCTGTATATATTTAATGTGTCCTGCTGATACGATTCAAATAGCTTGAATGCATCTAAGAGGTTCTTGCCCTTTTCATTGCTTGCACTTGCCTTGTTTGTCTTTTCGTTAAACTCAATCCCAAGAGACTTAAGAGTTTCAATTGCCTTATCTGTTTTTATTCCAGATCCACTGTCCTGATATTTTGCTAATACATTTTTTCTTTTAGTAATCTTTCCTTTAAGGACAGTTCTTTTTGCCTTTTCTGTTTCAACAAGAAGCTCAGCCTCAAGCTCAGGAATTTCTTTGTTGTATTTTTCATTAATCTTTTTGTTTCTTTCTGGGGCGTGTAGGTTTTTAAGAAAATCGTTGAACTCTTCTCTTGATATATTGACGCTATTTAAGAACTCAGATATTTCTGTGGTTGCCTCCACAGCCTTGTCCATTCCGTACTTAACTTTTCCATGATACACATCTGTTTTTCTTACAACAGAAAGTCTTCTCATTTCTTTTGGACTAACGAACTTTCCTAGTTTTTCTTCAAAAGCCTTTAGCCTGTCTAGTTTATCTACAGCCTGCTCTTGGAATTGTGAAAATGCTTGAAATAGTTGAGATGCATCGTTAGATGTCATTGTCTCGTAAATATCGAATTGAGATTCTTCTTCTGGTAGAACCTTTTTAGATAAGGTTGGTGGAGTTAGGTCTGCTTGTCCTGTGTAGTTTGAGTTGATTGACTCATCTCTTGTCCATCCGTATTTTTCTGAGAAGGTTTGGTCGACTTCATCAATTCTCTGTTTGAGGTCCCTGACGATATTCTCAACCCTTCTTTGAAGATCGGGTGAGATTCCTCTAATACTCTCAATGTAACTTTCGCCATTTTTATTTTTACTCCAGTCGTTAGAAAGATATCCCTCACTGGACGCAAATTGTCCAAGGTCAACATCTTCGTTATTTTCAAATTGTACACCATCTAAAACATTGGTTACAATCTTTTTAAATTTTAAGTTTGGTATGTCAAGGTATGAGAAGTTAATTAGCCTTGCACCATTTGCTGTCCCTATAGGATTATAGTCTTTGATTCCTGACTCTTTTTCCATTGCCTCTGCAATCATCTGTGTTTCGTTTTCAGTTAATGGTCTTCCTATATTAATATCCATTCCATTTAACTTAGTTTTGGCTATTCCTTTTTGGAAGAATGGTTTGTGATACCCAATACCGTCCTGTTTTAAAAGTATTCCAATGGCTGCTGAGTATGCTTTTGCTAGATCCTCTGCCGCTGGTTCTAGTTTTGCAAATTCAGTTTTTGGATCTGCCTTGTATATTTTTGTTAGGGCTATCTGTGTTTGTGATCCTGGGCTTACCTTGCCCTCAAAGAATCCTGGTGCCTCAACTATTCCAGGCGACAGTATTCCCAGGGTGTTGGCAATAAAGTCCGATCCGTTTTCATCTTGCAAGGCTTTTGATATTGCAACATGGTATTCCTGCAACTGCTCGTATGGCACATTAAACATCTCAGGCATATGCCCTGATGTTCTTCCTGGTATAGACTCCCAGCTTATTTGACCTAGTGACTTCTCTAGTGCATTAGCGTAATTAAACCCAGCGGCATTTACATCGGTTCCTTCGTCTCTAGCCTTTTGAGCTGTCCATATAGCAGCCTGTACTTGTTGAGGTTCCCAGCCAAGCTGATTAGATATTTTCTGTATTTCATTTTCCACAAATGAGTATTGTGCTGGCGTTGGTGCGTCAGTATCAAAGTTAAATGCTCTGACCATCCAAACATCTACGGTTACTCCCTGTGTCCTGGACGGATCTATAACCCTCATTATGTTGTTATAAAATTCGTTGGTTTTTCTCCCCCCCCAGTCCTTGCCCTCAAAGACATTAATTATCTTTTCGCTCATTGCCTTTGGAAATCTTCCAGTCTTTACCGTTTCTCCAGCAACATATTGATAATAAGCCTGTAATGCATAATTAAAGTTTGCTTCTACTGGGGTTCCTGGTGAGGTTATTGCAATAACTTGTGCAAGCTTATCTGCGTCTTCTTTATTGTTGTTTGTTATATCCAGTAGAGCTTGACCGCTTTGTTCATACCAGAATCTTTGAGAGACTCCTTGCTCTGCAAGACCTCTCATTTTTCGTCTAAGTGCCCCTACCTTTTGTTTGGAGTCCATTCCTTCTGGAGCTCCGACAACCTGACCAGTTGTACCTACTTGTTTTAGATCTGATATTTTAGGTCGAACACTGTCCCTGTCTGTAGATTCTTCCTGTCCAACCAATCTTGCACTGGCTTCTGGGACGCTATCGCCTGATCTATCATTTTCAGCGTCTGTTCTTCTGTCTGAAACCTCAACACTTCGCTGGGCACTGGGTGTTTGAAAAGCAAGTTGTACTCTCTGAGCTTTCTTTGTAGTTCCGTCAATTGAAATTGCATCGTTCAGTTCCTCTATTAATTTTAGTGCTGTTGGAGCCTTCTCTTCTAACAGTGATCTATTAGTATAATATAATTCATGGAGTTGACCAAATACCTCCGCCTTAATCATTCTTTCTTGGGCTGGGGTCATGCTTCCATTCATTCCAATCATTTCATTGAATGGATATCTAAGCATGTTGCCGTCATAGTATTTACCCTTCTGACCCTCATTAAACATTCTGAGAGCTTCTCTCATTATCTCTCCACCAGAGTTATCTGCAATATCTAGAGTTCCCGTGCTTTCATTATAGCTAAAGTTTGGTAAATTAAATAAAGGAGATTCTGATGTTGCTGGTTGAAGTATATTAAGATTATCGCTGGGAGATCTTCCAATCGTAAAGTCTATATGATGTCCCATTTCATGGGCTATGGTTGATCTTAAGTTTAGTTTAGACCCTAACTTATTTGTAAAATTTAATTCTGATATTCCAGAAATAGGTGAGAAGGACACACCCCTAAGTGTTGGCATATAAATTCCATATGAGGCATCAAATGTTTTATATCTATTGTCTTTAGTATGAACACCAACAAAGTCAAGATCTGTAAATATATCTAGCGGCATTCCTGATTTAGTTAAATCTATAATTCCTTTAGAGGCATTTATACCCTCTTCGTTATTTAAGTCTCTGAATCTATAATACTTTTGTTCTCCAGATGGCTCCTCTAGGAATTTTTCCTCAAAGGTCCTGGTATCTATAATTAAACTTTTTGTTAGATCTAATTCTTTTTGATCATATGAGTCATTTCTTATCTGATCTATATTTAAGGTTGGGTTAATCGGCAAGTCTGTCTCAAGAAGATTTATGTTTGCGTCAAGCCTCTGGGTTATTATTGGAGATAGATCTAAATCTATTTCAGAAGTCAAAGGTCCTGCAACCTTCTTTGCCAATCCGCCTGAAAGGGGATCCTCAAAATTAAACTCTTCTTGTTTTTTTGCTGGAAATTTTAACTCAAGAGATTCTATATATTTAGGTATTTTTGATACCTCAATAACATCATAATTAAAAACTGGGCTTGTTGATTGAGAAACTTCACCCTCTTCTCCAACCACCAAAGGTTTTCTAAAGTCTATAAATGGCTGGTTAAAGTATTCTAATGCAATCACCTCATCTGCCGTCCATCCCTTGCCGTTGGCGTTTGGATCTAAAAGTATTCTTGATGCACTATCAATTGCGTTGTAGTTAAGAGTTAAATTATTAACATTATTGTTGAAGTTTTCTATAAATAATTCTAACTCAGGATTGTCTTTTTGGTTTCTTATAAAGTCTTTTACTTCCTTGCTATAAATAACACCTCCAGTTGTCCTAAATGCAGATATAGATCCTGAAGCCATCCCAGCAGATAGGGTTGTGTGACCAGCTATATCTACTAAGACCTCTCCTACAGACCTTCCTTCATATAGCGGGTCGTTTTTGTTTTCGTATGCGGTTTTTAGTTCTGACTCTAGATCGAACCATACTGAGTTTATTTCTTGTAAAACAGAATTTATATTTTCCATTCCAACATCGGCTGCAACTGTTATTAAATCCGTTTTAATTACATCTTTAATTGTTCCTCTTCCCTTCGGAGAAAGGAATCTTATAACTGGAACCATTTCCGTTCCAGCCTCTAATATTCCGTTTATGGTTGAATAGCCCAACGCCGTGTCATGCGGTAGACCTTGCTGAACAGCCTCTGAGTATGAGGCGGCTGCGGTCTGTATTCCAAAATATGAAAGAGTTGCACCTGTTATCGCTGGAGTTGATGTTCCTCCGCTAAGATAATTTACAGCCATTCCTGTTCCTATAACAGCAATGCTTTCGACCGCACTTGATATATCACTTCCGTAAGGACCCAGGTTGTTGTCAGCCCTTTTCTTTGCAATAGCTTTGTCAATTCGTTTAAATTCTTTTTGTGATTCTTCTTGAGCTTTTTTTAAATTATCATCAACAGCTTTTTTATATTTTGGATCGTTCTTGTATTTATCTTTAGACCTGATCTGAAGTTGTGCATTGTACATATCAGCATAACCGCTTCCACCATAATCAATACCGCCTAACTGAGCCTCACCTCTTGCATACTTTGTTGCTTCTTCTGTTGAAACAATTGAAGCAAAAGTAAAAACTTTTTCTGCTGTAGACTTTAAGTCTGTTGCCTTGATACCATCAAGTATGTACTTTGTATTTTCAAAGGCTGTGTCAGGATATCTTTCTTCTGCTTCTTTTCCCAGCTCAAGAACTGGCTTAACAAACACATCTCCTATAAATCCAACGGCAGCACCTATTGGAGTTCCATCAAAGTCAGAAGGAACTGGACCCGTTGCTGTTTTTCTTAGGTATTCTTGTCTTAAGGGATCTTCAAAGCTAAACTCCGAGGGCTTTTCCTCTTGCGGTTTTTCAATATCAGGAGATCCCAATAAAGAGTTTTCTTTTTCTAGTTCCTCGTCAAGTCCGAGGGGGTTGTTGAAGTCAAATGTATCTGCCACACCTTAGTTTCCTATAGTTGAGTTTCTTTCAATAAAGGCTTCCATGAATGCAAGATACTCTGCATCGGTTGCATCTTCAAGACTTCTTCCATTATAAGCTCTTTCGTATTGAATAGATGCGTCTTGCTTGTATTTATTATAGACATCTGCACCGTAGCTATCCTCAAGAATTGCATCCACATAGGATTTTGTTTTATCAAATGATATGGAGACTGGTCCAAAGCCATATATTGCCTTTTGTCCTGGTAGTCTTTTTTCAAGTTTTTCAAAAGAAGCATATGCGTTTTCAATATCGCCCGAAATTTTTTCTAAATTCAAATATTCTTTATGGTATTCTGCGGTCAGGGTGTCTGCATTTTTTCCATCCTTATATTCATATGTTTCGTCACCGTATTCATCCGTTGTCTTTTTAATGTTTGATGTCACTATTGGTGCTGGTAGGTTGTTGTAAAGAGATTGCAGGTATTCACTTTCCCCACCGTACTGCTCTTCAGCAAACTCAGTGGCTTGTTTAAATGAATCACCTAGGGCTTTTGTTCTTTTGTCCTTTATTTGATTATACATATCTACTTTGTTTTTCTTGTCAGCAGGCGAACCAGTAAGGCTAATACTGCCTTTAGATGCTTTCATTAAGGAGTTAAATGTTTCAGGACTCTGTATTAAATACATGGCAAAGTCCTTCTCTGCCGCAACTTTATCTACCATATCTGCAATAGAAACAACCTTGGCATCAGAACCTTCCTGATCTTCTTTTATGGTTTTTGCATACTGTGCCTTGTCTGGCATGAAAGTAAACACATCCTCTGGCTCTGTTTGTCCCTCAAAAAGAACAGAATATGTTCCACCAACCAAGGAATTTGCAGATTCGGGTATGGGATTAAAGTCTCCTGAAAGCTTTACTCCCTGAATAACTCCCTTTCTTCCGTCTTTTGCAACAAAATCTTTTCCCTTAAATGTATCCAGGCTGTCCTTGTATATAACGGAAAGAACATCTGAATGATCTCTTGCTATGCCCTCAAAGTCACCAGACTCAAGTTGTGGAGTGATTTTTTCCCAGCCCTGCCAGTAACTATCATCTAAGTATTTTGTCCAGTCGATGTATGGTCTTACTTGCGTTAACGCCTCCTCAACTGCATTCGACCTTACGTCAATATCTATTGATGCATCGCCAGCAATTGCGTATGCATTCATTAAGTTTTTAAAAGCTCTAGCCCTTACAGCATCATCTGTTTCTATTGCCTGTGCTGTTAATTGCAAGTCTGTAATTTCTAAATTATTTTTGTTTGTTTCAAGAAGCAAGTCTGCATTTTGTTTTCTGTTATTTGCCTGTGCAATAAATTCATCTGTTTCGACTCTTGTTTTTTCTGCTCTTGCGGTTCTGAAATCTGTTTCAGATTGAATGCCTTCCATTCTTACATCTTGGGTAGATTTTTTTTCTTCTAATTCAAACTGATAGCTTTCTTGTCTAAGCTTTTCTGTTTTTAATCTTTCCTCGTCCAGGAGTTTATTCTGTTGCATTTCTGCAAACTTTGTATAATAGTTTAATCCCTGACTAAAACCTGTTCCAAATTCATTTGCCATTTTTAATCAAATAACTTCTTAAGAAGATATCCTCCGCCTATAATTAATGCTGCCCATGGTGCCGCCGCTGCTAATCCTGCCATTGTCCCACCCGATGCCGCCGCACCTCCAGCTGCCGCCGTTGCCGCCCCCGCACTCCCTGCTGCTGTGGATGCCGCTGCACTTCCTGCCGCAGTCCCCGCCGCCGCCTTGCCTCCCAATAAACCTAGCTGTGCTGCTATTGGATTTGCTGCTGCGGTTGCAGCCGCCGTGCCTCCTGGAATTGGTGACATTAATGCACCGCTTATCACTTTTGAAGCACCACGCTTTGCTAATAAAGATGCAGCTGTAATTCCACCAGCGGTTCCAACAACATTCATTTCAGCAGCCTTCTTCTGTGCACTAAGCTGCATATTTGCTATATCTTGTTGTGCTTCCAGCTCAGCAGATCTTGTAAGACCCGCCAACGCCTGCCTTTTTTGCTCTCTACCTATTCCTATTAATCCTTTAGCCACTTAACGCACTCCTTTGTGTCATTGCACTTCCTAGACCGCCAGACATTATCTGACTTCTTCTTTCTTCTGATCTCATTCTTGCAAAGTTTCTTGCCGCAACCAATGAAGATGTTTCAGATCTTTGATAATCTGCTTCTGGTGTTAATCCTCTAGTCAAACCAAAGCCAGCTCTTCTTCTTGTTTCCTGACCCCTTGTATTAGCATACTGTCTTGCAACTGCTGATTGTGCTCTTCCTATCTCTTCTTGTTGTAATTGTTCAAATCCCGTTGTCATTTGAGCTATCAAGTCTTGCTCTACAGGAAAGAACCTATTTAAATAATCTTGAAACTCTGACTCATATAGGTTTGCTAGCGTGTCTTGTGCGGATTGATCACCTGTTCTATATGGATTTACATACAAACTGCCGTCATTAGGATTGTAAGGATCATCGTTACTTTCATTATATAAATCGTAAAATGCCATTACTATCCTATTCCTTTAGGTGTGTTAGATGATTTTCCTGAGTAGTAGCCATAACCAAGACCAGCTGCTGTGCCTGCGGCACCAAGAGCTGATGTATAGTCTCCCATTGATTCCTGGGCTACCGCCCTTCCCCTCTTCTGTGCAATATTTGCAACATCACCAAGACCAGACATAGCCTGACCAGCCTGTCCTTGACCCATGGCTATTATGTTTTCCATTCCTTGGTAGTATCTGTCGACCTGACCTGATAGAGCCTCCGCTCCTCCTCTTCCCATGCCAGCTGCCTGTGCTTGTTGTGCTTGAGCCGCTGCTGCCTGATACTGACCGCTGGTTGGATCTGCTCCCATTGCAAATGCTCTTTCCTGCATACTTCTTCTTGCAGCCTGAAATTCTGGCTGTTGAACAGAAGTAACAAAGCTTTCTACATTTTCAAAAGCAGTTGGGCTTTTCATTGAAAAAACATCAGACATGTACTGATTCTCAAAAGGGACGTAGTATTGTTGATAAAGATTAAATCTTTGTGCAGCAATAGAGGCTAAAGCCTTCTGTGATTTTGTATCTTTTATTGTTGTTGATCCACCGCCACTCATTATAACTCCTTTTCCACTATGTATAATTTCGTTTTATAATCCTTGTGAGATAATGCTTGAGCTAGACCTCTCCATGGAGTCCAGAGTTCAACCCTGTCACATCCTCTTTCTCTAGCCATTTCTTCTATGTATTCCATGTACATATCGTTAGCATCTCCTCTTTTGTCATATGCCACCCAAATAAGTAACGACTTTGTTGGACTGAACATTGCTGGCTTTTCTTGTAAAACAATAAAGCTCTCACACGGCTCTTGCTCTATATCTATATAAAGCTCTGCTACTCCGTTTACTATAGCAGTATATATGTCCTCTGGTCGCCAATCTGGGTTTGCTTCTTTTTTTATTTCCCGCAAGCCAAGCTTGACGGAATCCCAGTAAACTCTTATATCAACTTGGGTTAACATTTCTCTTGTAAGATATCATTAAATTGCATAATTATGTACTATTATATTACGATTTAAGCTGGTTCTGTAGGGAATGTTACATCATCTATAGAAGTCGCATCTGAGTTATTAGACGGTAGATCTCTTAAGGCTTGTCTGTAAGTAACCCACTCTGCCTTCTTTGAATCTGTTAATGGTGTGTCTAATGTCTGAGTCCAATCTGATTCTGATAGTAATTGACCTCTCTTTATCCTTAACATCTCCAACACATTGTCCGTCCTTAATACAGCAACTTCTTCAAGGATCTTGTACTCATTAGACTGATAGTGCCCCTCAACAGCACCCTCACCTGCCTGTAAACCAAGCTCATCTATCTCAGCAACGGTTGATGTGTTGTATAAAATTTCGCCAGTAGATGTTTTGTATATTGTAAATAAATTCATTATCTTGTGTTATCCATCATTACATTAAGTGAAAGCTGTGTGTGGTTATAACTTCCAGAGAAATATACTCTCCAGTAGACTGTAGACTGTGAAGCAGATAGCGTGGTTATCTCTCCCGTATAGACATAGGTATAACCTCTATAAGTTCCTGCATTCCAATAAATATTAGTATTACCACTTGCATTAACCCAAGTAGAGTTATTTAATGAATACTGAACTCTACCACCACTTACGTTACCCAAAACACCTGAAAAGATAGCAACATAACCTGCGTTGTTTCTTACCTGTGTAATTGTTACTGGAACGAATGAGGCATTGCTTCCTGTATATGTTCCCGTTCTTTGTATATATGTTTGACCATCCCTGGCTAATCGAAATTTAGTACCTGCCGTTACATGACTGACTATGGTTGAGCTCACATTATCAAAACTTTTTACATTAAGAGTATCAACATTTATCTGTGTACCAGTAATAGAGTTTGTTACTATTTTGTCTGCATTTAAAGTATTGGTAATTATATTACCACCGTGTATAGAAGTAGATGTGTTTGTTGCCAAGTCTGTTGAAAGTATGACAGAGGCATCTAGTCTATCTGCGGACAGGGTTCCAGCTGTTATTTTTGCAGCGTCTAATGTAGCAGTTATCTTCGCATTATCTATGGTTGCGTCTTGTATTTTTGCATTTGTTATAGCACCGTTTTCAATCATGGCATCTTTTATGAAAACAGTTCCACTGTTAACAATGAATGGGGCTACGTTTGTAGATCCACTCCATATTGCAAACTTATCAGCCTGAAACTGCACATATGACTGTGCACCACTACCGCTACTTGCATTAGATCCAATAACCATACCTGCTGCTGACTTACTACCATCAGATTCAGTGGCAACCTGTATAACAAACATTGCATCAGCATCACCTTCTAGGTTAGATACAGATGTTTGTAATGTAGATACGTTGGCATTGGTCGTTCCAACTGTTGAGCTAAGGTTACTTATAGCCGTGGCGTTAGCTGTATCTGCATTAGCCCTTGTTGTAGCTTCTGTAGATATGGCAGATGTGTTTCCGTTAACAGTACTAGTTAAGTTGGTTATGTCAGTGGCTAGTGCGGTGTCTGCATTAGCTCTTGTTGTTTGTTCTGTAGATATTGCAGAAGTATTTGAATTTACCGTGGATGTTAGATTTGTTATATCTGTTGCAAGTGCCGTATCCGCATTGGCTCTTGTGGTTTGCTCGGTTGCAATATCTGATGTATTGGATCCAACTGTTGACGTTAGGTTGGTTATGTCGGTTGCTAAAGCTGTGTCTGCTGATGCTCTGGTTGTTGCTTCTGTAGATATGGCAGAGGTATTTGTTCCAACTGTAGAGGTCAAGTTGGTTATGTCGGTAGCTAAAGCTGTGTCTGCTGATGCTCTTGTTGTTGCTTCTGTTGATATGGCTGAATGAGCAGCTGTTAGTCCTGTTGATGAATCATTAATTGTGCTTTCTAGTGTTGTTATTTCAGAAGCCCTACTAGAGTTTTCACTCGTGAGGGTAATAATATCACTCGTTGCAGAGGCTATATTTGTGGTATTGGTGCCTTGCTGAGTATTAATACTGTTTACTAAATTTACCAAGGTGCCGTCTCGTGCCTCTTCCCATCCATTATTAGAAGCATTTCTTATATACATCTGATTATTATCGTCTGTGTCAATCCATACATCGTTTTGCACCAGGGCGGTTCCATCAGCTCTTGTTGTTGGTGCGGACGTTGATCTTATAACTCTTGCTGCTGTATTTGCGGTGGCTGCGGCGGCAGCGTTTGCCACATCTGCATTAGTAATCAAGGTTGTTAGTGCTGTATATCCAGGAAGGTTTTGCAGCTCTTCTGATAGCAGAGCCATCTGTGCACCAATATCAATAACAGTGCTATCACCTATTCCTGTTGTTGAGTTAAACGGTCCTGCCACATCCTGTGTATTTACGAACCTAATCCAATAATATCGAGTTTGTCCGTTACCAACTTGATGTGAAAATAAAGACGCTGTAGATGTTCCAACTAGAACTCTGTCTGCAAAGGTGTTAGATGTTGCCGCCCATACCTCAGCATATGAGAATCCAAGAAATGTTGGCTTGTCCCATTGAATAAGTATATTTTGAAATGCTCCGTTTGCCTGAACCCCAGTTGGTGCTGGTGGTATATCTAATACAGGTCCATCGCCAGGAATAATACCAACGCCACCCCCACCAATAAAACCATTACTACCGATTCTAAGATCTCTCTTTGCCAGTCCAGAGTTTATTAAATCATTATAAGTTACAGCAGCATCTAAAGGATCTCCAAGCTCTCCTTTGAGAACAGCCACAGATTCGTTAAGCAGTTGAGCAAATCTTTTCTGCTCAGAGTCAAAACTTCTTGGTACTGAGAATGTGCCTTTTGGCTTACCCATTAAGTTATCTCCCTAGGGCTTTCATATACACAAACCTCATTGACGGCATCTGTACCCTCAATGATTATGTAAAATGATTTAGCCTGATAACCTCCAGGTAATCTAAAGATATTATTATTAGTGACCACCTGAGTATGCTTAAGAGATCCATCTGCGTATAACTTAAAGGTAAGATCGCTGTAGGACTCAGCACTTATTTTTGCTACGCCTGGAGATATTGGCTTGTTTGAATAAAACTCTCTTGATTTCCAAGAGTAAGATCTTGTGCTTGTTGATCTAGCAAACTTCTTAAGTACTCCCCCAATAACAAGGTAAAGCTCATCGTTCTCCCTGTCATTAAATCCAGCGTGTGCATAAAAGTCTAAATCAATAAACGCATTCTTCTGACCCCTAGGATCAAACAAGAAACCTTTCTTTGTTGATGTGTCAGACCCATCCCAAGTAAAGCCTATGTACTTTCCTTCGTATTCATATGCCTCTATATTGTTTGGATAATATTCCTGCCACTGATCACGAGTAAATATTTGTTGGGTTATTAATTGAACATCTGAGTTTGCTGCCAATACCAAGCCGTCTGGTGATGCATAAATAGCATACTCACCCATATCTACCAAAGATCTTTTATTTGTATTTGGTAGGTTAGCGTCTATCTCTAAAGAAGCCATAGCCCTTGGATCTGTACCAGAAACTATAACTGGCTTGCCTTTTGTTGTAACTAACAAGCCTGATCCTATAGTTGTTATACCCACAACGTCAGTTGCTGTTGTTAACTGATTTGCTAAAGGATATGAGTGTGGTAAGAATGGTTCACTAAATAGTAGAGTGTTACCACTAAAGCCTGCTGTTATACCATTAGGCATTGTTGTTATTCCAAACATTGGTCCGTTTGGGTGATTTGATGTGACATCATCTGGCGGTGCTAAGTTGTCTGCTGATTCTATTTCTTCCCCGAGAGAGGCATCCAAGACAGCATCCGTTGTTGTTCCCGATGATACACCTGCAACATCTTTAACAAATCTAAATACACCATTTAAATCTGTTCTATATATTCTTCTTTTCGCTATAGAATAAACACCACTTGATCCAGCTGGTAGTGACAGAGTAACTGTAGATCCATTAGCCGCATCAATAATCTCTGAAGCCGTAACGAGACTTGGCGGTCCCTCTTCTCCGAATGTTGTTATCTCTGTATAAACATAAGCCCTTGAGCTTGTTGTAGCACCATCAGCCGCAGTTGTATTGTCAATGCTTGGAGCAGAAGTAAATGCACCTGGAGTTGGTAAGCCTAATCTATAGCTAGTAACTGGGTAAGGACCACTTCCTGATATGCCGTTCGCAGCATCGACCATTCTTGGGAACCCAGAGCTTCCAGAAAATCCAGTAAAGTAAAATCTGCTAAATGAGTCCTCTCTTATTGGACTCTTAATAACATCTACATCATCATTGAATGTGAACCACGCACTGTCTGTTGCTTTAAATATTGTGCTTGTTGCGGCACTTATGTTTGAAGCTGGATGTGTTGAGCCTGCCTCTGATGGGTCGTTGAGATCTTGCGGTAGTCCCTCAAGCCTACCTCTGTCCAAAAATGTATTAGAGGTTTCTTGAGCAACATCCTCTGGCAATAGTCTTGGGGCTATTTTTTTATTTAACCCTCCGAATGTATTTAGTTTAAATCCAGCCACTTTTAATCCTTTTCGTTATTTGATGTATTTGATGCACCAAAATAAAAAGATATCACAGCACTAGCCAATCCACCCAAATATCCTAAAACTAAATTAATTAAAGCTTCTGAGTTCTGCTCTGGTGGCTGTAGAGTAACAAGAAATATATACCCCATAAAACCTCCAACTACTGCAATCCCCATAATACGAGCTGTCCAATCCTTACTGAACTTGTTTCTTGCGTCTTGACCGTCTGCTACCTCTAGTCTAAAGACATCAACATCTAGCTCCTTCATCTGCACTTCAAACTCCTGTTCTGCTTTCTTGAGCTCTAACATCTGTTCTGGAGTTGCACTTTGTATTGCGTTGTTGATAGACTTCGGATCTGCATTACATCCAAGCACCTTTGCTACCACTGATGCCGCCTGACCTCCAAGAGGTCCGCCCAATGCAGAGCCTAGTGTTGGAGCAACCGCACCTATTAAATTTTTTATTAACTTAAACTTCATCTTCCTTGTCCTCTATATTTCTTATACTGATTCTTGGCATTCTTGTTTCTTGGATAGGTGTTCAATGAACTGCCTATTGAAGTGCGTTTAGACTTTCTTCTTTGTGGGTCTACACTTTTTACTTTTATCTTAACTGCCATGATTAATAGTATAAATTTGTAAGGGCTTTTCTTTTCCCTTAACTTTAATTGGTTCTAATAATTTTAACTCAAAACCGCACTTTTTGGCAGTCTCTTCTCCTATCAATATGTCAAACCCTGCCTCTTTGGTGGCGGATTCAAGCCTTGCCGCAGTATTAACGCAGTCACCAATAGCTGTGTAATCAAACCTAGTTGAACTACCCATGTTGCCTATGACTGCAAACCCTGTAGCAACACCCACTCCTATTTCAAGACCCAAACCAGATAGCTGTACTTTGTCTTGTATCTCTTTAGCACATAAAACAGCAGCCTGTTCATGACCCTCTAAGTCTAAAGGTGCATTAAAGATTGCCATCATTGCATCACCAATATATTTATCTACCATTCCATCATAAAACTTTACAGTATCTGACTGTATGGTAAGAACCTTATTCATTATCTCGGTTACTTCTTCTGGCTCTAGCTTTTCTGACAAAGACGTGAATCCTCTTACGTCCGTAAAGAGAAATGTTGCGTATCTTTTTTCTCCTCCTAGTTTTAATAGCTCTGGATTATCCTGTAGTTGTCTTACCTGTCTTGGGTCAAGGTAATGTTCAAATTGTTTTTTGACCTGTTGACGGAGTTTAAACTGTTTTCTAAAGTTTAAATAGAAGGCAATAACGGAAATTAAGATCTGTGAGATAAAAGTCCAAGAAAAATCTATTAAATAACCTTTCTGAATACTATAAGCTCCTAAGAAGCCCGTGGTTAATAGCAATACTACAGCTATACTTATGCCCTTGGTTATACCAAGATAGTTTATTACAAGCCACGTCAGAGAGACAAAAATTAAAAAAACCAAAATTTCCAACGCCAAAGCATAGTCTGGGATCATCGGAGAGTTTTCAATAAGAATTGATTCAGATAATGCTGCTTGAATTTTGTGTGGCTCTAATAATCCAATTGGAGTTGCAACCTGTGGCATGATTCCTGGTGCGGTAATTCCAACAAAAACAAACTTACCCTCAACATTCATTTCTTGTAAATCAGTTTGTGGTGTATCTACCCAACTAATCCATTTACGACCAAGGCTATCTGTTTTAATTGGTGGCAATCCTCTAACGGCTATCTCCTCTATACCATTATCATTTGTTTTTATAATGTAGGTTTTTGCACCAACAAGGCTTTTGAGCACCTCAGTACCAAACGAACTAACATAACCGTCTGGTGTTTTTAAAAGTAAAGGCATTCTTCTGACTAGGTTGTCTATGTCAGAAGGTGCGGCTGCAATACCCTGTTGTATATAATTTCTAAGGTTGTTAGTATTTTGAACCACACCTTTGGATAACATACCACTAACATCTGGTCCTTGTATCACTGTTCCAATTGTTTTTGGGTATATTTGATTTGGGGCTTCAAACATAGCTAATATTGATGTACCTTGTTGTAAAGACTCTGCAAATTCTTTATCTCCCCCGAGTCGATCAGGGTGGGGAAAAGAAATAACCCAACCAACCCCCAAAGCACCATTAGACATTATCTCTGTATGTATCTCTCCAAGTCTCTTGCGAGGTATTGGATATCCCCCTTCTTTATTTATATCTTCTTCATTTATGTTAAGAACAGTAAAGTATCCAGAAGGGTTGGGAGTTTTAATTAAAGCATCAAATACTTTTAGCTTTAGTATCTCTGTTGGTGTTGACTGATATAATAAAGGCAACACTAGTATTATAAGTATCGTGAATAGTAGCCTTTTCATTAATTGCTCTGAGTTATTTTAATAGCACTACCATTCCCGCCATTAATTTTAATAACATTGGATGTACCATCTTGTATAAAAATAACAGTATAACTACCAGCGGAGTCTATATCTACTCTAGCCGTATCACTAACACTACGCATAAGTGTTAGCACCTCTCCTGTTATAAAAGATGTAACCTGGGTTTTTAAATCCTGTCCTAACTGTGTGCCAACTATATTGGTAGATGTGGCATCTTGAGCTAGTTGATCTTCTTGTTGTATTTCTTGTAGTGCATCTATAACATCTAGCAAGTCCTCTAAGAAGTTTACATCAAGATAGTTTATATCTAGCTCTGTAAACTCTAGCTCTCTCTCTGAGTCTAAGAAGTCTTCTTCTAAAAAGTCTTCATCAAGATCATCAAAGTCTAGTATGTTTTTCTTTTTGGTTTGTATATTTTCTTCTATAACCACTTCTTCTTTAGGAGGATTAACAATTAGCATGTTGTCTATAAGGTCTAGTGTTAGATCTAAAATAACAGGTGAGCTAGGTGATTTCTCAAAAACATCTACTGTTGTAGCCTCATAGGGTTTGTTTAATATAACTGTACCCATGGCTGTAGTTACTAATATCTCGCCGCTAGAATTACCAAACTCATCTGGTAAAAGTATTAACAACGACCTGCCTATTTCATCCACGGTAACTGTAAAATCAGTACCTCGTATTGCTATGTTTGCTGTAGGGGTTTTGAGGTCTATATTGTTTTTATCTATCTTATTTAGACCGCCAGTAATAAACCTTGCAGTACCAAGACCAAAGGTAATAGCCATTTTAGATTTACTAGGGTTGGGGTCAAAGATGTATTCGTCTATGGTTAGCTGAGAGTGTTCGGTAAGTTTTACTTTGGAGTCGTCTAAGAACGTAATAGCCATACGACCATTAGCCGTAATTGCTTCATCATTTTGTTGTATATCAAAAGACTCTTTTGCTTCATAAGTTTTATCTCTTAGTATTTGTGCAGAACCATTTAGCTCAGATATATTTCCTATATCAACAGCTTGTGGTTGTTCCGCCATCGTTCTGAACGACACAAACAGTACCGTTAGAACCAGTAGAGTTAATCTGTAACCAATCAGAAGCAAGAGTTGATGACTGTATGATGTTGAATGTTCTGCTGTTTCCTGTTTGGTCAAGATAGAAGTATCCACCTGCATATCCGCTTCCTGTAAAGTTAACCGTGTTGCTATCTCCATCTACATCTACATAGTTAGTAGCACCATCATAGTTTATATCAAAATCAAAAGTGTTGCTGTCGCCATTAATAATCCAGTCTAAGTCTAAGCTAGATGCTAGAGATGATGTGCCTGTATCTAATGTAAAGTTATTAGAGCCACCAGTTACATCAACATTATAGTCTGAGTTATCTATACCATAGGTATTTGTAGGATCTGCTTGTATAGTAAAGTTGTTACCATCACCGTCAAAATTAAAATAACCAGTTACTGAGTCACCGTATATATCGCCTAAGAATTTATTTGTGTTACCTATTTGATTTATGTCTAAAGTTAAGTTAAGACCGTCTAGGTCGAGAGCCGTGAGGGTGCCAGCAATTGATTGCAAGCCACCTATAATATTTGATGACCCTAGCTGTTCTAAGTTTATGTTTGCCGTTGCTCCGCTTTGATCTATATATATTTCGTTATCAGCCGCGTATAGCGGAGATACAAGCATCATCGCAATTAATGTTTTTAAATTTTTCATCAATGTTCCAATATCCTCTAGTTGCTCCTTCTTTTATTGTTTTTAATACTGCGGTTTCTATTGCTGTCTGTAGGGCTATGTTTATTGATTCGTTTCTTACTAAACCATTTTCTATTTCGACAAGCTCTGTCGAATCGGTAATAAAACGAAAAACATCTTGATCTATAGAAGCACTTAATATCGTTTTTGTAACTAATACTTCTAATAATACCTTTCCAGTGCTGACAGATACAGTTCTTAAAGATATGGTTACAGTATCTTGCTTAAACTGCCTGGACATTCCAATCCCAAGATAGCGAGCTCCAGCTCCGCCGCTTTTTACATTACTCTCATAAGATATCACACCGCCTTGCATTATCAAGCCAGCGAACATTAAATTTGGTAACTTCTGTTTTTCCTTATTATCCTGTCTTGTGCTTCTTATTATCTGACGCTCCTTAGTTACATGATCCAACCCCACCCTTTCAACAACTTCAAAGAAACCATCATGGTTACTTCCCGCATGTTTGAGTGCTCTTATAAGATATGCGTCTGGTGCTTGTGTAACCGCAGAAGAGAAGGTTGCATAAGAACTATTGCTGCGTCTTTGCCCTGTTGCGTCTATAAAAGAACCTGCATATATAGCTACAACAGGTTTCTTTTTATTCTTATGTTGAATATTAGCAAGGCTTGGAACCAATAAAGATCCTATCTCTGGTTTCTCTATTTTTTGAAAAGGGGGTAGGTTATTTTCTAAAGGATCTACTATTAACGCACAGCTAGAAAGTAAAGCTACCGATAGGGAGAGATATAGTTGTCGTGTTACCATCTGAATCTGTAATGTTTAAAGTTATTATGCCGTCTACAACATTATACTCTATCCTGTTGCCTTCTAGCTCCAGAACACCACTATCGCTTGGAGTTTCTCCAAATAGGTTTTCTACTAGTTGTCTTGATAGCTGAGCATAGATCCTGGATTCTAGGTTTCTTATAAATCTTGCAAGAGTTGTATTTTCTTTGTCTCTTTCTATCTCGTCTTGTAATGCTTTTATTTCTGCTTTTAGTGCTTGCTTTCGATTAAACTGTTGGTTTTCAATAGTAAGATAATGGGCAGAAGTCCCTATACCAGAGAATGAAGGCGACTTAAATTTATGCACCATCTCATCGGATTCTATGTTTTGGACAATAACCCCTGCAAAAAGAAATAACCCAATGGTTAAAATAACTCTTATAAGAAAAAGCTTTTCTCTTTCTTCGTTAATCTTTTCTTTGATCATCTCTATCCGCCTTCGCTATTTTATCAATATCAACTAAGTTTGGAACACCTAACAGTGTCTTTAAAAGAACATCCTGTCTTATACTTTGATTGTCTAATGCCCTTACCCTATCTATTAAGCTTACTATAATGCCATACTGACTATCAAGTTTTGTGGAGACTCTCTCCTCCATGGTGTTAAGGCTTGTCTGAACTTTATCGTCCATGGTGTCAAGTTTAGTTTCCATTCCGTCAATAATCCTATTAATTAACTTCCAAACAAAAACACCCAATCCTAAAGCTGCCGCAATGGGAAAACCTAGCTCGGTTATTATTGAAACAGCTTCAGACATTTATTCTATTGCTTAGCTTTACCTATATTAAGAGCAAGAAGATCTACAAACTTATAAAGTTTACCGATCCACTCATCGTCTTTAGGTGTTGGCGTGGATGCTGCAACGATTGATGCAACAGTCACAATAGTGGTTATCCAAGTAACCATACTCATTATATCCATAATATCTCCTATATTGAGTTTGCTTCGTTAGCGTTCTGTTTTGCAGTCTTCACTGCGTCTGTCCAAACGGCTGAAGCTATGCCCTGAACCTCTGTAGACTCTCCTGATACATCAGTATCTGTATGAGTCCAACTATCGTCATCATTTTGTACAGAGCTTACACATTCTAATGCGTGTCTATGAAAAGACCTTGATAGCTCTACACCATCTTCTTTGATGACTGTAGCTGTTCTTACTTGTATAGTTTTGTAGTCTCCTACAACTTCTATTTTATCTTCTATTATTTCTTTTGTTATTGCCATTCTATTTTCTCCTTTTGTCCGTACCTAGAATCCACTAGGTATATTAGTTGTTAAATAGTATATGTAAAGTTAACATAATAATCTGTCCCGCTCGCTGAAAAATTATCTCCAAGATTATAAGTAGCATAACTATTTTGATGTCCTGGCATTACGAATAATCTGTTAGTAGAACTACTTTCAGGTATGTTTCCATACATTGTATATATTCCATTAGTTATTGCACTTCCATTAAAGTAACCTGATATAACATTATCAGCGTTTCCTGACCTTTTAGTGTCTGACCCTGACGCAAAAGGTAAGTTTAAATAAGTGGCACCTGATGGGCTACTTACTGATGATACAGCTAAAGTACCTTGTACATGTACTTGTCTGCCTACCTTAGTATACCTTAACGCATTAAAAGATGTATTAAGAGTAATACTTCCACTTGCACAGGAAATTGTTGCGGTGTAAGTACCTTCTTCATAATCGTCAAGTAGTTCTGAGGTCATACCACCTGCATGGGCATTACTAGCAAAACTTATGCCTTGTGCATAAATATTTCTAACTTCAGCATTTGTTCCACCTATATCATAAGTATGTTGTTGAGCAGGTGTGAAGTGTCCTGATGAGTTAAATCTCCAGCGTTCTGTATAAGTTTCAGAGCCAATATTCCCAGTAGTTGTATAAAATGCCATCTCAGAAGCAGCAGGTGCACCAATAACAGAACCAGCACCACCATTATAGCTATACTGAGTAAAAGCTCCTGTTGAACTAGATATAACTTGTTTTACATCACTAGATGATGGTGTTGTAGATGTTCCTAAAAGCAAATGCCCTGATTGGTCTATTCTGACCTTCTCAGCACCTGCTGGATAAAAGCCTATATCGTTTCCAATAGCTCCTATTTCTGCTTCACCATTATTATCTTTAAGCTGTATTACAGCTATAGAATCTGTACTTTCAAATTTAGCTACAACATTTGATGCTCCTGAATTTACATGAAGTTTTTGGTCAGGCGAAGTGTCTCCAATTCCAACATTACCTGATGAGTCTATTCTCATGCGTTCATAGCCACCACTATTAGCTTCGCCATTTGCTCCACCTGATGTAGTCCAAAGAGTTAAGTAGCCACCATAGTCTCCATCAGCTGCAGTTGTCTGCTTTCCACCACTTATATAACCCATCTGATATTGTCCGCCACTAGCTGAATTTCCCATATAACCAGATATTGACAACCATCCGCCTTCAGTAACTAATGTATTTGTATTTTCTAAATTTAAATTGCCGTCACGTCCACGACCATAATCACCATTAGAGTCGGACATATGAATATCTAATTTAGCAACAGGACTACTCGTTCCAATTCCAA